TGTCGTAATTAGCAGCAAATTGTGTTCGTTTTTGGACATTGATAAAGAACATCATATAGTGTCCCTTATCGGTTGAACCGAGGTCTATTGGGTATCTTTTATTATCCGTAGCGTAAGAATCCAAAGATTTGAAATTTCTTACAGCATTAGGTTTGAATAAAATGTCCGTTAGTGAGAAAAGTGCCATTTGTGGTCCTATAGAATTTACTATATATTTATATGACTTCCTTAAACAAAACATACAAAGGAATATTCAAACCAAAGAACCCATCGAAATATAACGGAGATGCGTCAAACATCATTTACCGTTCTTCGTGGGAACTCAGGGTTATGAAATATTTCGATGACAACCCGAATGTGATTTGGTGGGCTTCCGAAGAATTATCAATTCCTTACAGGTCTCCAGTGGACAATAGAATGCACAAGTATTTTCCAGATTTTGTTGCAAAACTTAAAGTGAAAACTGGCCTGATAAAAACTGTAATGATTGAGGTCAAACCAAACGCTCAAACCAAGATGCCGGTACAGAAGCGAAAGACAAAACGATTCATCCAAGAGGCCGCAACCTATGCCATTAACCAAGAGAAATGGCGAGCTGCTGACCTGTTCTGTAAAGAACATGGCTGGCAGTTTCAAATATTAACTGAAAAAGAACTTGGACTTTAATATAAATAACCGATGGCATATCTATTAGACAGAATAAATCAATCGTTGACAAAAGAAGGTTTGACACCAAGAACAAACCAAGCTCGCTCATGGCTTCAATCTAAAATAACTGAATTGAATCCCACAAGGCAGGCGTTACTAAAGGATAGAACCCGTCTGAGAGATAATACCATAATTGGGAAAATGTATTTCTATTCATACAGTCCCAAGACAAAAGATTCGTTGCCATACTACGACCGGTTCCCCTTGGTATTACCAATAGAACAATACAATGACGGATTTTTAGGGTTGAATTTACATTACATTCACCCAAAGCAACGGATGATTTTGTTGGATAAATTGAGTAGTTTTGCGACCAATAAAAACTTTGATAAGAACACCAAATTGCGTTTAAGTTATGCAGTATTGGCATCTGCTTCTAAAATATTTGAAGCACAACCATGTATCAAACGTTATCTATTCTCACATGTTGGTTCCAGATTTATGGAAATTACAGCTGATGAATGGGATATAGCTGCATTATTACCAATGGAAAGTTTTGTCGGTGCTACAACAAGTAAAGTTTATGCCGACTCAAGGAAAAAATTCTAATGGCTTTTACACCACAATCATTTCTATCTAATATTAAAGCTAAAGATGGTTTAGCAAAGAACAACCGTTTTGAGGTTATTCTTCCTATTCCACAATACGTTAATGATTTTATTGAAACATCAGCACTTGAGAAACTTTTTAGTTTGCCTACAACAATCGTATCAGATGTTTCTGATGCTATTAATCAAATTTTAGGTAACGAACAAGTATCTGGTCAATCTAAAACTAGCAATGCAGCTATATCCAGATATCTAGCTCTACAATGTGAGAGTGCTGAGTTACCAGGTAGAGAATTGATAACAACCGATGTTAAGATTTATGGACCAACTTTTAAAGTTCCATATCAAACACAGTATCAACAAACCACACTTAATTTTGTGTGTACAAACGAATTCTATGAACGTAAGTTATTTGACCGTTGGCTAGATTCAATCATGCCTACTGATACAAACAACTTGCGTTTTCCAAAAGGCAATAGCAGTGGTGGTTACATGACCAACATTAAGGTCATTCAGTATGATGACTTTATCAAACAAATTTATGCAATTGAAATGATTGATGCTTATCCAATTTCAATTGCGGCTCAACCATTGTCGTGGTCAGAAGAAGGTTTTCATCGTCTATCTGTCCAATTTGCTTATCAAAAATACCGTGTTGTCTATCAAGGACAATATGATATAGCTGCCGCAGCAGCTCAACTATTTGGAGACAAAGCATCCAGATTCTTCGACAAAGCTGGCAACTCTATTAGTGAGAAACTGATTACACCAGTTAGTAGATTAATATTTTAAATGTGAGGATATAATATGGCTTTACCAAAAATTGATGTGCCTGTATATGAAACTAAATTGATTTCAACGGGAAAAACGGTTAAATTTAGACCGTTCTTAGTTAAAGAACAAAAACTTTTTATGATGGCATCAGAATCAAATGATGTTAAAGAAATTGTTGGTGTCGTTAAACAAGTTTTAAATAATTGTATATTGTCGGATGTGGATGTTGAAACATTACCAACATTTGACCTTGAACACCTGTTCATGCAACTTCGAGCTAGGTCTGTAGGTGAAGTTGTAAACCTAAAATACAATTGTAACAACATTGTCAAAAAAGATGATGGTGGGGAAAAGACATGTGGTGGTTTAGTTAAGTTTGATTTGAAATTGTTGGAGATTCAGCCTACAGTTGATAAAGAACATTCCACCAAGATTGTTATTTCACCAAAATTAGGAATTGTTATGAAGTATCCTAGTTTTGAAACTGCTTTTGCAGATGAAATGATTGAGAATAATATAGAAAAGACAATTGATATTATTGTAAATTGTATTGATTACATTTACGATGAGAACCAAATGTATTATGCAAAAGATACACCAAAAGAAGAGCTTGTGGAGTTTATTGAGAACTTGCAACAAGATGATGTAGAGAAGATTCAAAATTTCTTTTCAACCATGCCTAAAATCAAAAAGGATTTGGACTTTAAATGTCCTAAGTGTGGATATGAGGAAAGAATCGAGGTAGAAGGAATTCAAAATTTTTTCGTCTAAATTTTAATTATGATAACCTAGGTAATTACTATCAGACTAATTTTGCGTTAATGCAACATCACAAATATAGTCTGACAGAATTGGATAATATGTTACCTTGGGAACGACAAGTTTATATTGATATGTTAGTGAAGTTTTTAGAAGAAGAAAAAGAGAGATTGAAACAACAAAAGGCAAAATAAATGTCACGATTAGCAGAAATTTATAAATCAGAGAAGAAAAAAGGCGGCGGCTTAATGTCGGCTTTGGGTAAAAGAGCACTTGAAAAAATTGACCCAAGGCAGATGTTCAACCAAAAAGGTTTAGCAGCTGCAATTGCACCTTCTCTGTTCAAAACATATTCTGCAACTGCTGGAAATTCTTCAACAGCATTATCTCCACCAACACCACAGATTTCAACTCAAAACATGGAATCTAAAATTGATATTCTGTCAAGTGAGATGCGTATTGTAGGTAACAATACTAGGGTGGCTGCAAAAAATTCAATGTCTTTACCAGATATGGCCAGAGATATGAATGTGATGAGACAGAATGTCATAAAGTTGGTTAAACTGCAAGGCGGTGAATCAACCAACAAAGCAGATATGTATTTTAAAAAATCAAGTGAGAATGAAGCTGCTTATGAGACACAATTCAGTAAACAGAAAGGTGTATCACCAACACCTGCTGTATCCAAAGATTCAGAGAAAAAAGGTGATGGTGGTCTTTTAGGCACATTAGCAACAATTGGGTTAACAGCTTTTAACTTATTGAAAGACACAGTAGGTAAAATTGTTGGGGCTTTTGGTACTCTAATTGATTTATTGCCAAGTGTGACTACTGTTATGAATGGATTAAAATCTGCTTTTAGTGTACTAGAAGGTGCGTTAGGTTTACTTGCGTCACCAGCTGGTGTAATATTTGGCCTAATGGCGTCAATGGGTTTAGCTATCAAATACTTCCAAGACAAGTTGATTTCCAAAGAAAGAGAACTCGGTGGTGAGAAAGGTGCCGAGATGATGAGTGAGCAAATTGGAGATATGGCAGCTGGTGCAGGTGATGCTATGGGTGGTGGAACTTCTTTTGTTACAGGTACAGATGTAACAGGTAAGAAGTTGGGAACACCAGAAGATATTTTACAAAACAGAAAAGATTATGCCGAGCAACAAAAAAGACAACAAGGTGCTGATACTCTAAAACGATTAAATGTATCACCTTCATCCGCTGGTGGCGGCCGTGGTAGCCAAGGTGGACCAACAGCAGAACAACTCAGTCCAACTCCAGTTTCATCAGATGGTTTAAGTGACAATTTGGTTAACTATGTTAAGAAAAAAGAAGGATTTAGAGCAAAGGCTTTTTGGGACCATAAACAATGGTCTATAGGATATGGAACAAAAGCTAATAGTGAAGATGAGGTTATCACTGAACAAGAAGCCGATAGTCGTTTAAGGGATAGATTGAAAAAAGATGTTGATTTTGTTGACAATTTTGCTAAGAAAAATAAATATGATTGGAATCAAGGCCAAAAGGATGCACTAACTTCTTTTGTTTACAATTTAGGAACAGGTTCTTTAAAAACTTTAACTGATGATGGAAGAAGGTCAAATGAACAAATTGGCCAAAAGATATTAGAATACAACAAAGCTTCAAATGTGGTTAATGCTGGTTTAGTTGCAAGAAGAAATGAAGAATCAGTAATGTTTGCTGGTTATTCTCCTTCAGTGACACCACCAAGTTCAACGATGGCATCTGCTTCACAAATTCCACCAAAACCTTCAACAGGTAGTGCATTAACAACCGCTTCTGTACAAGTTGCAAGCGCTAGTCAAGCCGGAGGAATAACTGTTATAAACAATAATACCACCAACAATAATAAAACTGGTGGTGGCCAAGGTTCTCAAGGCACACCAAATATACCATCAGCATTTGACGATGCGTTCAATATGTTGTTTGGTAGAATCGCATAAAAAACCCCGCCGAAGCGGGGTTGCACACTTGCATGGGATTTGTTTAATCTGATTCAGCGAGTGACTTGAAATAATCCAAATCATCATCATCGGATTGAATAGGTTTATCCAAAACAGAAACATCTTCTTTGAATGATGCAACTGTATCTTCAGCCTTAGTCTTAGCGATAGGTGCACCACTAAAACCGAGAACCTTGTCCAAACGACCTTTCAATTGGTCATAAGGTTTGAAGTTTTTACGTTCTGTGAAATCCTTCAAAGAGAATTCTTTCTTCCACAGTTCTTCAAGTTTCTCATCATTACCATCAAACAAAGCAGACACATCAGCAAATTCTGATTTGTCGTAATTGCGATAGCCTTCAACATTACGAATCTTCAACTTGAAGTTAGCACCTTCCCACATATCGAATGGGTTAACTGGTGTTTCATCAGCAAATTCTGGATTCATTGCTTCTGTAATCTTGTCAAAGATTTTCTTACCAAACTTAAACAGTTTGATTTGGCCTTCGTTAGAAGGGTTGCTGGGGTCTGACACAACCAAAATGTTAGCAACATAAGATAGTTTACGCTTTTGTTTGCGAGCAACATCTTTGTTAGCTTCAATACCAGAATTCCACAATGTGTTATTGTGTTCACAAACTGGACACTTCTCATTAAGAGTTGTCAAGCAGTTATCAATAAACCATCCGCCTGGACCTTGAAATCCATGGCTGAATGTGCGAACCCATGGAAGTGCATCATCACCATCAACAGCAGGTGCAGGCAAGAAGCGAATAACAGCCATGCCGTTACCTGCCTTATCTACTTCTGGTTGCCAGAAACGATTGTCATCTTTGGAGTTTGCGTCTGAACCTGTTGAGGTTGCTTCTACCGCTTTTGAGAGCTTCTCGAATGAGTTGCGGTTACGCTTGAGGTTAGCAAATGAAGTCATATATTTTTCCTTGTATAAATTGTATTACGTAGTATAAGTTTTATCCACAATATCATAATGTACCATTATTTAGTATATTATTTAAGCAGAGTCCTGAGTCTGTCTAAAGTTTCATTGATATCTTTGTGAAGAATACCAATACCTCCAGCAGCGTTGAAATTGACAATAATATCCTCAGTATCGTCAATTAATATTGTGGTTGGTGTCGCATAGTCTGATTTAAACTTTCGACCAGGAACGATATTGACAGGATACTCAATACCTTTACTTTTCAACCACACATTCTTTTGTTTCTGAACTTCAGTATGGAATCTTTCACCACCTGATGAAGAAAGAATCTCAATCTCAATTCCAGAAGCGTTTACAAATTCCAAAAGCTCATGAGCGCCTGGGAACCACTCAAGCGTTTCAAATTCTTCTTGTGCAACAAACAATGGCCAATGTTCTGTAAAGTTTTTACGATTACGAACTTCGGATGATTGTACACCAAACAAATCATTGAATCGTTTTTGGAAGTCGCAAAGAACACCGTCCATGTCCAAATAGATTTTAGTTACCTTCATGTTTCTAATACTTTCTTTAATAATAACTTATATTTTACATCATCCTTAGGAAGAAATGCGGCATACTTGAGCAATTTCATCCTGTAATTTGGCCAATGTATCGTATCAGCAATCTTACGTGACCACATCGGTACAAAACCAAGAACATTATTTAATAGGCAAACAGTTTCAATACTTACTTCTTTCCTTAGACCACTTTTCAGTAGTAAAGGATAATCACCTTCTGTCTTCAATGCTTCGTTTGGATTATCAAGTCCACTAAAGACATTCCGACATTCATTTTCAAATATGTAAGATATTGATTGTAAAACCTTTTGGTGTTTGCGATAATTCACTTCAGCATCTTCTGTCAAAAGAGAGCCGACCCAAGTATTTCCATCTTCAACAAGGTTAGCAACAATGAAATCAATCATATCTTCTTTCTGAGATAATCTACGAGAAAGTTTATGGAAATGATACTTGTCTTTTCTATTGTCGAATGTGGTCACACTTATATTTGTTTTACCATTGTACTTAAAGAAGTCATATGATTCTTGTGTGAAGTGTAATTTAAGTGCTTGATATAAACCAAAGGTTTCATAACCAGTCATATTGGGAGTCTAGAACCTTTTTCTTTTAACATGTTATTGTCCATAGCATCGTTCTCAATCTTGGCTTTTAGGTTTGCATTAATTAATGTAGCTGCAACCTCAATTTCAAGACCGGTTTCTTTACAATGCTCTAGAATGGCTTCAATATAATTGTAATCTGTTCTTGCCACAATTACATCAATGGCTTTGGCAAATTTAGCCATTTCATCTCTTGTTGGCATTATTTTTTAAGTCCACAGTTTTTATCAAAGCAAACGCTACGTTGCATGATTGATTCTGGCAAACCACACACAGAGCATTTAGGATTGCTTGTGTTGAATGTGCCGATAGATGGAGATTCAGCCCAAAAATCTTCAGTTGTCACATTTAGTTTAGGTTGAATTAGATTGCCAGCCATAGTATTGAATGCTTGAGAACCTGCATCAGAATAATTTTCTTCACAATCAAGTTCTGCATCTATGTGACTGTAATTAATAGGAACAATTTCCAACTCACCATCAAATTCATATGTACAGCCTTTTAAGAATTGTCTAAAGTGTTCAAGTACAGTTGGTAAAAAGTCAGCTTCAAACTCTAATGTGTTTTTTGAGCCCGTAGGAAAATCATGCTCACATGTTAAAACAAATTTAGGCATTATTTCACCACCGTTTCATAAAGAGTTTCGAATTGGTCTTGGACGGCCACTTCTTCGTCATAATTTTGTTTGAAGTAAACCTTGACCATCTTTTGGACAATCTTTTTAGGCAGTTGTAATTGCTTACTGATATCTGCTGTAGCTTCTTTGACAAAATCTTTTTCTGCTGACGCACGAAGCATCGCATCAGAACATTCACGAATAACCTTCAACAACTTTTCACGGTCGGCTGGGTTAGATAATTGATTAACACTCACTTGCTGGATAGCCATAATATACTCCTAGTTTACTTTTTCATTGCATATGTAATGCAGGTTGGGTTTGCGCCTGTTTCATAAGCACACTTTACAGATAGCGGGTCAACACCTTTAGCAATTGCTGCTTCAATGTTTTTCGCCATGTTGTTTCTGTCATTAATGTTATAGATTGCGATAGCTGCAATGAAAGAACATATCACCATTACAATACTAATGGTTACTGTAATAACTTCTTTATTCATAGATAATTCCTTTGTTTCTGTCAATTTTGTCACCTTTGCTCTTGTAGAAAATATGCCTGCCAATTTGTTTCTCCTTTTTAAGTTTGGACCACTCAGGGTTTACATAATCAGCATGATAATAAGTTGCTCCGTTTGTCACATCTTTCGTTCTTTCAAAATTTAGATAAAGATTAGTGGACATCTCCAATATATCATTATACAACGGAGTGTGCTTGATTGTCAAGCGCTTTGAGGTAATAGTCTTATCACAGTACCACGAAAATTGACAAACATTGCCAGTTTTTTGTTGTACGACCTCACATATTGAATTTGCATAGTTGCCTGTTTGTAACCTATTGAATGTAACAAAAGCTACAGCTTTTCGGCCTTCAATAGGTTCATGTGCTGCTTCAAAATAGATATTTTCTGCAAGACATGTGATTTGTTTTTTTACATCTGGTGCCAATGAACTGAATGGTGCTTTGATTGGCATAATGTATGTGTTTATATTTACAAACGATAACGTTATAATTAGAGTTGCAAATATAAGACTAAAAAGTATTGGTTTACTTTTCATCCTATCCTTTCTTTTTTAATCCCAAAGATTTCGATAATACTTCCCGAATAATTTAAAACCGTTCCCGATTCTTTCATGTACAACATTTAAAGCTTCATAATCAGTTTCATGTGTGTGGTCATCATTGTAAACCATTTTAAACATCTTTGGTTTCTTATTTTCATCCCACTCACAAGCTTCACTTCTTGTACTCCATTTGCCTTTAGAATATGCTTGTTCCCACTTGGTATCAAGGTGGTGTTCGAATGCAAAAATCATTTCATTCATTACCCAATCCCAACGCTTGTGCCAGTTCTCATCTGTATCCCATTCATTCTCTTTTGCTGGAGCTGAAGTAGATTTCAATTCATCTGGCACATCTTCATCATCGACATTTGGTGCGCCGTGTTTGCTTGTTTGCAATTGTTTCAACATTGGCAAAGCAATCATACCAAGGGTGTGATCCATTGACCAAGTATCCCATTTGTCAACCTTCACATAATCAATTTTGGGATGAACAAAGTCTAAAAAATTTTGTAATGCTTTGCAAATAGGGTCTAAACGATTCACCCATTTGTCATACTTGTTACCAGGCTTTTCTTCATGGTTATAAAACACATCATTGTCTTTTTCCCAAAAACAAACCTTTTCTAAGATATGATATGGTGATATCCAATGATAACGATACTTGCTTATGTAAACTTTCATTTCTGAGAATCTCCAGGAAACACACGATAGTTATCCTCAACGGAATCTGGTGTGCTAACTTCTATGATTGTGCCTTCCTCTAGGCAGATGATTTGGTGAGGTTCAAGAGGTTCGTTTCGCCAAACAGAACCTGGTTCCAGAATTTGAGACTTGATTGAAGCGTCTTTGGTTAGAATATATTTCACTTCGAATTTACCAGACAAAACATACCATGTTTCATCTTTAACGGAATGGAAGTGCATACTGAATCTGGCGTCTTTGTTAAACTTCAGTAACTTACCAGCATATTTATCATTCGTGGCCCAAATAAGTTCGTGTCCCCAACCTTTTTCTACAAAACCTTGTTTACGTGTAATTGGCATTTCATTCACCTTGTTGTTTATATTTTTTCTTCCAATACTTAGCAATGTAACTATCTAAAGAATCAATGTAATGTTGACTTTTCTCTTTTACAAAAATTTGATTACTACCATCAGCAACTGCAATAGCAACCACTAATTGATTGATTGGTTTATGTGTAATTTCTTCAAACATGGTTGCATAAGCTGTACATTGCATGAAGTAATTTAAAATACCTTCTTCTGACTTTTCTCTAGTGGAGGTTTTAAAGTCAATCACCGATAGTTGTCCATTCCATTCTGCAATACAATCAACACGACCTGCCAATCTGAGGCGAGTAGAATACAATGCTTGTTCAATCGAATATACATTACCAATGTTTGCATCAATATGTGGTTTAAGTGATAGAAACAACTCTTTGGTATCTGGCATCATGGATGTCATTTTTATAGGAGTCAATTCATTCATCAAATAGTTTTCACATATTGTATGT